TTTTTTGCCGTTCTTAAATCTTAGGAAGATAAAATGTTGATTATATGATGTATTATTATATCACATTTAATTGCTTGAATTCAATGCCGGGCAAAACTTCTTTGAAACCTAGACTATTAGCTAAATCTACCACTCTTTTGTAGGTTTTCGTATTTCAAATACGAGTACTCCCAATGTTTCTATTTCTTTTTTATAAACTTTTATCAGATTATAAATTGTTTGATGTTTTCTATCTAATTCCTTTGCTAAAATATCACTAGCAATATATATTTCTCCTTTTTTAAATTTTAGCTTGTCATCTTGTAATATAAGGCATATAATTATAATTAACGTAATATTTTTTTTAAAGTGACGATACATCGGCCGATGTATCTTTTTTGCTGTCTAGATAGCTTTTTAATTTATCTATCTCAATGTCAGCACCTAAATAATTAACCATTTCTTGTTGATCTTCATAACTCATTTTGTCTATTCTCTCAATGTCTGTTTTAAAGCCATTGTGATCAAGTAATAACCTTATTGATTTAAATATACACGAAAAAATAGCTCTCCTTGGAAGAGAGCTATTAATTACTTCTAAAATTATATCACTAAAATTATACTTGTTATTTATTATACTACGACTATGATATAATTACTACAAAATATCGAAAGGAAGCTTAGAATGAGACCACAAGACGAATTGTTTTGCGAACAATACATATTAACAAGAGATGCGGCTAAGGCAGTAAGAGAAGCTGGCATAAAAACTAACAGACCGGGAAAATATGGACGAGATTTGCTTAATAAGCCTGATGTAGTAGAATATCTAAAAGCAAGATGGAAAGAAATAAAAGGGACTATAATAGCCGATCAGACCGAAGTCTTATTGTTTTTGTCGGATGCAATTAGAAATGATCATTACAAAATATCAGATCGGTTAAAAGCAGCTGAAATAATGGCAAAAATATACAAAATGTTTGATGATAGTACTGCTATGGATAGGCCACAAATAGTAATCAATACGCCGTCAGCTCCACAATTAACGCCGGGGAGCGTGATAGAGCATGAAGGTTGATGTTGACATATATAACCATATTGGTAAAAGCTATTATGAAGTATTTGAAGATGCTTATTATAATAAACATGTACATTATTGGCTTAAGGGTGGTAGAGGAAGCTTAAAATCAAGCTTTGTATTTATTTACATAATTTACATGATGACAATATTTACCATGATGGGGCATACGGTGCATTGTGTGGCTATGCGTAAAGTAAAAGAAACGATTTCCGGATCTATATTTACAAACTTCATGTGGGCTATTAATTTACTTGGTTTGCAAGACTATTGGACATATACAATGTCTCCAATGATAATAAAATTGGGAGAATCTACGATAATATTCCGTGGATGCCACAACAAGACAGAATTTGAGCGAATTAAATCTATTAAATTTGAAAAAGGATTTTGCCGATATGCAGTATTCGAGGAGCTTACAGAATTTACAAACTACGACGAAATCTTAATTATTCTGCAAAGTTTATTTAGAGGTGGAGATTTTGCACAGGCATTTTATATGTATAACCCTCCTGCAAGTAAATTTAACTGGGTAAATATGGAATGTAAAGCAAAAATACCAAATAGATTTGTACACAGCTCGACGTATGTAACAGCTCCTTTGTCTTGGTTGGGTAATATTTTTGTAGAGGAAGCTAAGTTATTGCAAGAAATAAATCCCAGAAAATACAAACATATGTATATGGGAGAGGAAATCGGAGAAGGGCTAGAAATATATCCAAATGTAGTAATAGCAGAAATTCCAACCAAAAAAATAGAAACATTCGATAAGATTAACAGAGGATTAGATTTTGGATTTTCAGTGGATGCCTCTTCGTATGTAGAAGTTTTTTTTGATGCTAGACATGATGATTTGTATATTTTTGATGAAATTTATGGAATTAAAATGAATAATAAACTATTAGCTGATTCTATATTGGCAAAAGCTGGAAGTAGTATTATAAAGGCTGATAGTGCAGAACCGCGAACGATAAACGAACTTAGAATACTGCACTTAAATGTAATTGGAGCTAAGAAAGGAAAGGATAGTGTGGATCATGGAATACAGTGGCTGCAAAATCTTAATCACATTTATATTGATCGAAAACGTTGTCCGTATACGGCTATAGACATTGAGACATATGAATATAAAAAAGATAGTAATAATGTTATAATAAGACAATATCCAAAAGAACCACACGCCAGTGCAGCTACAAGATATAGCTTGGATGATATAATATTAAGTCGAAAATTAGTATTTGGAGGTGATAAAAATAAAAACAGAGCAAAAGGATTTAGTTGAGCTAATAAAAAAAGATAAAAAAGAAAAGGCGAAAAAGTATATTGCTAATAGTTATTACAACTATAAGCCAAAGCCAAGTGGGGACTTTGAAATTGATGTAGCAGACACAAACGGCATAATACGTACTATTAAAATAAAAAATGATGTAATAGTATACATAAATTATTTTAAGTTACTTGTTAACCAGAAAATCGAATACCTCTTAAGTAAAGAACCGACCATGAAAGCCAAGATGAATTACACTATAACGACCATTATGGACATGCTTAAAATATTAATGCTTAATGCAAGTTTAGATGGTACAGCATGGTTACATTTTTATGTCGAGGATAATACTCTCGACTGGGTTATAATTAAAGATTCCGAAATAATTCCAATATTTGATAAAAAGAAAAAGAATATAATAACCATAATAAGATATTATGATTTGGATAAAGATAAGATTAAAGTCGAAATATGGGATGTAGATGGAGTTACAAATATTATACTAGATAAAGATAAAGTGGTAACTGAGCAGGAAACTACACATATACAAAAAGATGTTATCTATAACAATGCTGTTATAGATACTAATAATATAAATTTCTCATTTATACCATTTATTCCATTTTATAACAACAAAGATAAGGAAAGTGATATTGTTGGTATACAGGAATTGCTAGATTTTTATAATGAAATTTCTGGAGGATTTATTAGTAACATATACAAGTTTCAGGAAGCACTTACAAAGTTAAAAGGATTCTCCGGAGATGAAGAAGTACTAAAAGAAACTACCAGGCTAATGAAGAAATACTCCATGGTTGGAATTCCAGAAGGCGGCGATATCGAGCCTCTTACAACAGAAATCCCAGTAGAGGCCAGAAAGTTTATGCTAGAATTGTTAAAAGATGCCATATTTAAAATTGGAAGAGGCTATGATGCTGACAAAATCGGAGATGGTAATATTACTAACATAGTAATAAAATCTAGGTATTTTCCTCTGGATAACAAGGCCAATGAAGTGGAAGCTGAGGAAAAAAAGTTTTTTGAGAAGTTCGTAAATTGCATAAACTTGTATTATAATAGTAATTATAATGCAACAATAGACAATAATAGGCATCAGCTATTTAACGAATCTGAGCGTTTAGAAGATTGTATTAAGGCTATAGATTTGGTTAATGCCGGATTATTGTCTAAAGAAACGTTAATTACTAATATTCCATGGGTAAATGACGTAAAAAAGGAATTAAGATTAATAGAGGGACAAAACCCGCCAAATGTTAATACGGGACAAAACCTGCCAAATGAGGAGGAAGCTAAGAATGAGTGATAGGATTAAAACAAAAATTGGAGAAGAATTATATAACCAAATTATAGAAAAAGGGATTAAACCTGCTGAATTTGATTTGGTTGATGGCTGGATCCCAAAGCAACGATTTGACGAGAAGAATAAAGAAGTTAAATTGTTAAACGAAAAAATAGAACAATATACTGCGAAGGGTGTAGAGTTAGACAAACTCTTAAAAGATAATACGGACCTTAAATCGCAGTATGAAACGTTAAATACAAAATATCTCGAAGAAATAAGTTGTAAAGATAAAGAAATATTAAATATTACAAAAAGTAGTAAGGTAGAATCTAAATTAAAAGATGCAGGTGCTAAATTTTCAGATTTATTAATGCCAAAAATAGACATGGATAAACTAACATTAGATAATGGTAATTTGATTGGACTGGATGAAGTTGTTACTGATTTAAAATCGAAATATAGCGATTTGTTTACAACAGAAGTTACAAACAGTACAACACAACCTTCCATTACAACTAATAATGCAATTAATTCCGCACCAGCTGATTTTAACTTCGAAGATTTTGCTAAAACTTTAATTTAAAAAAAGGTGGTAATTTAAATGCCAAATGCGTATACTTTTCCAGTCGTTTACACTAACATGCTGGATGCTATATTTAAAAAGGTATCTGTAACAAACGCTATGCTAGCTGCTGATGGCTCTTATAAATTCTCTGAGACAGATGCAAAGACAGTCTACTTACAGGAATTAACAATGCAAGCTCTAGGAGACTATACAAGAGATACTGGCTATGATTCCGGCACTATAACAGTCGATTATCAGGCTTATGCAATGGGTCAAGACAGGTCAAAAAAATTTATATTAGATGTATTGGATGCTAAAGAAGCATATATGACTATTCTTA